CGGGGTAAAATGGTGACGGGTGTTGCCGCTGTGTCTGTAGCGGGAACCATGGCTCACTACGGGATGATTACTGGATCAGGGCCTAGTAACCCGAAAACCAGAGCGGCATGGATGGCGACAGGATGGAGGCCCTACTCATTCGTTATAACTAACGACGACGGTTCTAAAAGCTACGTCAGCTACCAGCGATATGATCCATTTTCAAACTTCTTTGGCGTTGCTGCTGATTTGGCTGAGGTGTGGAAAGAGGCCGAACTAGAAGGCAAAAAGGGTGAAGAAGACCGTTTTATGGATATCGCTGCTGGTCTCGCAGCGTCTGTCGCTGAAAACTCAATTAACAAAACTTACATGCGTGGACTGTCGGACATGATGGGCGCAATTACCGCACCGGACAAAAATATGGAGCGGGTTTTAGGTTCTGTATTGTCTTCGTATACCCCGGCAGCTATTGGGCAACTAGACGGTGATCCTGTATTCCGCGAGACCCGCGAAATTATGGATGGGGTAAAGAACCGTCTTGCCGCTGTCGGCATAGGCGAGTTCTCTGACCCCAAGCGGAACCAGTTGGGTGAGATGGTTTACCGGGGGCAGGACAAGTGGAACCCATTCACTGCCAGTACCTCAGACCCCAACGACATAGTCCTAAAAGAACTTGCTGATCTCGCATACCTCACGGGTAAGAACTTCAGTCCGCCAAAAGATCGTCGCATTGGAACAGTCAAAGATTTCTCGCGTATTGAATATAAATCTGGGCAGTCCGTTTTTGACAGATATCAGGAACTGATAGGAACCTTGAAATTAGGGGGTGGGCGAACGCTACGCCAAGCCCTTGCTGACGCAATCCCACAGATACAGACACTACACCCCGGCACACAAGATGACCCTAACGGGCCACGGGCACAGGTTATTGGCAGCATATTTAATTCTTACCGAAAAGCAGCGAAAGACATGCTTTATATTGAAGGAACCCAGGCAAACGCACCCCCAGGTGCAAAACAATACAGTAAGTCAGTAGACGCAGGGCTACTTGATAAAGCTGATATGTACTCAAGGTCTGGTAGAGAACTAAATCTGGAACAAATGATTAAAGGACGACAATAGATGGCTTTTGCTGACATCACTTACACAGGGGATGGAAGCACATTAGTTTTTAACATTCCCTTCAGTTACATCAATGAAAGTCACCTAGTTTTCTATGTTGATGGAGTTTCCACCGCTGCTGGTGGGAGCCTATATACGGCAACGATCCAAACTGGTGGCACCACTGTCCAGATCAAGAAAACATCAGATAACTCAGCAGTCGCGAGCGGTGTCGCGATTAAAGTGGAGCGTAATACGCCGATCACCACGCCGTCAGTTGTCTTCTCAAATAGCTCCACGCTAAAGGCAACCGATCTAAACACTGAGATCAATCAGCTACTCTATTCCGCACAGGAAACGGCGGATGACGCGGCAGGTAAAATTAACCTAGATGCCACTGGCAATTGGGGTGCCGACAATAAGAAAATTAGAACGATGGCTGACCCTGTGGATGCACAGGACGCTGTCACTAAGAACTACCTTGAGACCACTTGGCTATCCACTAGCGACAAAACGAACCTCACGGCTGTCTCAGGCAAACTTACAGAAATAGGACGCCTCGGCACAGCAGATGCAGTAGCCGACATGGCGATCATAGGCACCGCTGACTTCGTTGCCGACATGAATACAGTTGCGTCCGCAGATTTTGTCTCTGACCTCAACACCGTCGCTTCCGCTGACTTTGTTGCGGACATGAACGTGCTGGCAACGGCAGACGTTGTGTCCGACATGAACACACTTGGCACCGCCGCAAACGTCACCGCAATGGACACTGTGGCCGGTTCGATTGCCAGCGTGAACACCAACGCTACCAACATTGCGTCGATTAACACGAACGCTACCAACATATCGGCAATCACTGGAGCGTCTACTCAGGCAACCAACGCTGCCAGCAGTGCAACAGCAAGTGCGAATAGCGCGACGGCGGCTGCGGCGAGTGCGGCGTCGGCGGCTAGTAACGCTGGTACGCAGAGCGTAGATCGCTTCAACGGCACCGGCTCACAAACCGCGTTCACGATGTCTACCAGCCCCGCGACCGAAAACAATACCAACGTCTACATATCGGGCGTGTATCAGCAGAAGGACACCTATTCGATCAGTGGCACGACGCTGACCTTCTCGGTTGCCCCGCCGACCGGCACCGGCAACATCGAGGTCATGCATATGTCCACGCTGCCAACCGGGATCAGTCCTACCGTTGGCACCACAACCACAGGCGCGGCTGGCACAAACGCCAGTGTCAGTATCAGCGGCCACGAGTTGTCGTTTACGATCCCGCGTGGCGACACTGGGGCGACGGGCAACACAGGACCAACAGGCAGCACAGGACCACAAGGCCCAACCGGAAACACGGGGCCGCAGGGGCCAACGGGCGCAACCGGCCCACAGGGTCCACAGGGCATACAGGGCGACACCGGCCCAGCCGGAAGCGTCTCTGGCATGGCTGACGGCAGCGCGGCGGCACCGTCGCTTGCTTTTTCGGCTGACGCGAACACCGGCCTGTTTCGCGTGGGGGCTGATCAGCTTGGGTTCACAACCGGCGGCACCAGCGCCATGACCATCGATGCGTCCCAGAACGTGGCTGTTACAGGCGGCGTAGATGTAACTGGCGCGTTGACAGTCGATGGAAATACCACGCTAGGCGATGCGTCGGGCGATAGCATTACGATAAACGCTTCAACAGTCAGTACACCTAACGGTCTGAACTTCGACAGCAATACCTTGGTCATCGATCAGACAAACAACCGCGTCGGTGTGGCGACCGCCAGCCCAGCCCATGCGCTGCATGTTACGGGCGACATCTACGCATCTGGAAACGTAACCGCGTACTCGTCAGCCGCAGCGAAAACTAATATCGCGACTATCCCCGATGCGCTCGACATCGTTCAACGGCTGCGCGGAGTTTCGTTTGATTGGCTTTCGACGGGTAAAAAATCGCACGGCCTGATCTACGAAGAGGTCGCAGAAGTCGTGCCGGAACTGACGAGCAACGAGGGTGGTCACGTTGGTGTTGCATATCAGAACACAGTCGCCGTCCTTATCGAAGCGGTCAAAACACTCTCCGCAAAAGTTAAAGAATTGGAGTCCAAATAATGGCCCTTACCAACGCAACAGCAATCGCAGCCGATGGTACTGCAATCCAGATCGACGCCAGCAATAACGTCGGGATCGGCGTCTCGCCCAGCCACAAGCTCCACGTTTCTGGCGACATCTACAGCACTGGAAACGTCACAGCCTATTCGTCAGCAGCGGCGAAAGCTGACATCGAAACAATTGCAAACCCTCTTGATCTGGTCGAGGCGCTACGAGGCGTCTCGTTTACTTGGAAAGACAGCGGACAAAAAGCACAGGGGCTTATCTATGAAGAAGTATCTGAGGTCATACCTGAAGTCACTTCGGCTCACGGTGGGCATGTGGGCGTACAGTATCAAAACCTGGTGGCGGTCCTTATTGAGTCCGTCAAAGCGTTAAAGGCAGAGATAGATGAATTGAAAGGGCAGAAATAATGGCCCTGCAAGCATCCGGCGCGATATCGTTATCCGATTTGGCGACAGAGTTTGGGGACACCGCGCCTAACTCGATGTCTGAGTTCTATGCTGGTGGTAGCCTCGTCGGCACGAACAACGCAAGCGTCCCGGCGTCTGGTGCAATTACTTTAGCTAATTTCTACAGCGCGACTTCGGCCCTTGTCCTCGACATCACGTCGAGCGCCAGCGAGCAAAACATCCTGACCTTGGCGACCGCTGCGGGATACACGGCAGCAACGGATACAACCCCGATCATCGTCAATATCGCGTCCGGCGTGACGGTCTCCGGCTCGACTACACACGCGCTGCGGACAGGCGCACTGAACGCCGACAGCGATCTCACGATCAATATCAGCGGAAGTGTCGATGGCTATACCGGGGCAAACGGTGGCCTTGTCGCACAGGCAGGATCGGCGGGTGGCGATGCGCTGTTTTTCGAGACGCTGACCGGCGGCACCGGAATATACACCGTCAACGTACTCTCCGGTGGGAGCCTGAGGTCGGGCGGCGGCGGTGGCGGGGGTGGAGGCCAAAGGGGCGCACGAAACAGCCAATGGGATAGCAAATACGGATGCGATTTTGGCTATACCATCTATGGCTCCTATGGATCGCAGGGCGCTGCCGGGGGACCGGGCCAAGCCGGATCGAATGGCGGGTCAGGCTCATATGGCGGCGGCGCTATCCAGTGCATTATACAAGCTCCCGGCGGTGGTGGCGCTGGAGGTGCGGCAGGATTTGCCTTGAGAAAGAATAGCCGCACGGTGAGTTTGACCAGTTCTGGCACAGTCGCAGGGAGCGCAGCGTAATGAAAGTACTTATACCTTTCACGGGTGGCATAAACAGCACCTATGCGATGTACAAATGGTTGACCGAAACAGACCATGAAATCTACGCGAAGTACGGTATCGACACATGGTTGTCGCAGGAAAAAACAGACCTTGAGGTCGAGCGCATAAATCTGTCCGTCGCGTGGCTGCGAGAAAATTGCCGAGATTTTGATTTTGAAATTCGAGATTTTCCTGACGAGTACGTTCCAGATTTACAGCCCATCAGGCCGGGCTTCACGAAAGGACAGTGGGACCAAGGCAAGGTGATCCGTCGATACAAAGGCATCCGACAGTGGGCTGACGAGGTTGGCGCAGACGCTGTAGTGCTGGGACTGTCCCTCGAAAACACATCTATGGATTGTGGCTTCAATATACACCGGGCTGAAATGGAAAAGACAGGGTTTGAAATTTACCTGTCTAGCTTGGATTTTGACCCTTGCCCCTCCGGTTCTGATTTTAATTGGGACGAAATTGCGGCACGGATGACAGGCCGATACGAGCAGTTTGAGGCGTTACCCAGCCCGTTGCAGCAGTTTACGCAGCGTTGTGATGCAACGGTCTGCACAGACCTGTCCTGTTTGACTTGTGCGTACACGAGAGGCTACGAGAGGTTTATCGCTGACGGGAAAACAGGCCGGGATTTCGACCGCTACTGTGCGGAGAAAGGGTCGTATGGCCCGTGGCGATCAGAGGCCGATCCGGCTGAATATATGTATCGCGGCGGCTGCTGCGACGAGTGTGGCCTATTCAATTATCTGGCAGACGCTGCTGGTCGAGAGTGGCCGAGCGTCATTATAGCGCGAGAGCGCATACAGTGGTTTGCCGACAACGGCGTCGATATGAGCGGCATCGAAACCGAGGAACAGTTTGGCGATTTCTGTGGCCGCATGGGCCGGATCAATTTGGATCGAGGTGTAGATTCAGACGCAATGCCGGACAACGGCGATGAGTGGAAGGCCGCTATACTTGAGGCGGCGCTGCTGTGACGGCGCGACCGTTTCTGATCTTCCTGATGGTCGTCATTTTGACGGCCTTTTTTGTGCCTCCAGTTAGCTCGAACGAATACTCCTGCCTCGGCGCTGAACAAGCAAAGGTCTTCGAGCCAATTGAACACGTCAAGGGCGTAGGTATCAGGGAGGGAGGTCTGGTGAAACTGTCCGTCTCATCCGAAGGTTACTGGATGCTCACACTGTCACCACCGGAACTGAACGGTGCGCTCTGCATTATTTTGATGGGAGAAAGCTGGACGTTTGTTGAGCCAAGTCCTGCGGGAGAAAAGGTGCGGTATGGAAGGAGCGATTGATCTCCGTTTAATCATCACGCTTGGCGGCATCCTGTTCTCCGTGGCTGGCGCAGCAGCCGTAGGCAAGATGCAGATCAAAGTGATCCTCGAAGCTGTAGCCGACATGGAAAAGCGGCTTCGCGGCATGGATCGACGCATCGACTCACTCGACACAGGCACCGAAAAGCAAGAGCAGCGGATCAACATATTGGCCCAGATGTCATCACCGGAAAACCTCCGTCGAGACCACATGACGATGGCGACTCTCATACGAGATTGTGAACAGCTACGGAAAGAAATGGATCACCAGCTACATATTCACAACGGCAAACATGTGCCTGTGTCTGACATAAGGAAAGCAGAATGATTGGATTAATCAGCAGCCTGTTACCCGTTGTCGGTAACGTACTTGACCGCGTTATTCCTGACACCGCCGAGCG